CAGCTGGCTGGCTATACCAAAGCTGGTTATCAGTCCGCACCAGAACAGACTATCAAAGAAGTTTTTGCGATCTATCGCAGTATCAACATAGTGCCCATTGACTACTACACTGAACAAGGTCTCGTCACTGACATCAAAGTTTTGTATGATACTCTTAGCAATGAGGTCCGAGATGATCGTGTGGGGTTGGGCAATAATCAAGGGCAGACTATCAATCGTTTCTTGTTCCCAAACATGATGACAGCGGAACCCAAGGGACGTGGTAGCAATAGCCTACGTGATCGTTTCTTAGATGATCGCAAGCTAGAACGTGCTATCAAGATCTGCTTTGAATATCGTGAAGGACAAAATCTAGTAAGTCCAACTGCCTTGCGTAGGGCATTAGAATTAGTCACAGGTGAGAACATACAGAACTTCAAACCCCTAAATGCTCGCACCTTGGCTGAGTGGTTATGTCCAACTCTGTGGGGTAAGGTTTACGATTATTCAGCTGGCTATGGTGGTCGCTTGTTAGGGGTCACTACCAGCAAGATGAACTATAATTATACAGGTATCGATCCCAACACTGAGACAGTTGGATATTTGAAATACTTAAATAAATTAATACACGAAGCCATTGGTAACAGCGGACAGATCAAACAGGCTGTCAGCGAAGAGTATGAGCCAGAAGACGTAGACTTGGCATTTTCAAGTCCGCCATACTTCAACTTGGAAAAATACTGTGATGAGCCTACGCAGTGTATGAATCGCTATACAACATTAGACGAATGGTTTGAAGGTTATGTGGCACCTACTATGCGGAACATCTATAAGGGTCTGAACGCAGATGGCATCTTTGCTACCAACATCGCTGACTATAAGAGCTATGGTAACAAAGAATTCAAAGTTGTGGACCGTTGGATAGCCACTGCTGAAAGTCTAGGGTTTAAACACAAACAAACTATCCGTATGATATTAAACACACGCCCTGGTGTTGGTAACAATAAAACTGAAGGACGTGAAAAATGGGAAGGTGTTTATGTCTTCACAAAATAACAATAAGCTATACCAACCACAAGAACGCATAAACACCCTGGCAGGTGATGATGGACGTTGGTGGGAGATGTTACAGCGGGCTGAACTAGATTATCGTGCTACGGGATTGCCTAAATCTGAATTTCAGTTCTGGCTCACTGAACACTATGGCCTACAGATATACTATGACTACGATGGCATCTTGCCTAATCATGACATAGTAGATCAAAAGAAATATTTCTTATTTAAGTTGAAATACGCATGAGACTACAGCTCAGTGATCACTTGGTAGATAAGATCGTCACCCGATTTGGCATTGAAAACGGCTACTTCGTCTGGGATGAGATCCCTGGTTGGTTGCGTGCCCATGGATATGACGTTCGCGTGCTGACCGATGATGAATTGTTCTATTTAGATTTTACTCAAGAAGCAGAGTGTAGCAAGTTCTTATTGGAGTGGACATGAAAGAAACTAAAGAATTAGTCTGGGACATACTAACCACAGACCGCAATGAGGACTTCAAGGAATATCGCAGATATCATCGCACCACATGGCTGACTAAAGAGCGTGAAATCTTGTTGATAGCTAACATGGAAACATCGCATATAATCAACTGTGTAAATATGTTAGAACGTCTAGATCAGCAGTATACTTTTGCCTATGGCGGGTTAATCGAAGAGTTGAGAAAGAGAGGAGAGGTGTGGAAGTATGAAGATATCCATGCAGGAATTTGAGGAGTTTGAAAAACAATATATGTTTGAAGTATTGAAGAATCCTGATTATCGCATAGGACAGGCTTTCTATAACTCATTCCCAAAAATCGCAGTCAGCATGGAACAGGATGGTGACATAGGATTTGCGCGAGCATCACACTTATGGAACAGCACGAATCGTGCTGAAGTATTAAAACTTATAGATTGGTATTTGATTAAATGAAACTAGCATTGGGTAGTGACCTACACTTAGAATTTGGCGCATTAGAATTATCCAACACCGAGAATGCTGACGTATTGGTATTGAGTGGTGACATCTGTGTGGCTAAACACCTGAACGGTGTGCATCATCATGATGCACGATATAGGAAGTTCTTTCGTGAATGTTGTGAGCGTTTTCCTAAGGTTATATATGTCTTAGGTAATCACGAGCACTATAGTTATGATATCCAATATACTACTAGTCACTTAAAGCGTGAATTAGCCCACGACAATCTACACATCTTAGACGATGAAACCATAGACATCGGAGAGTATACTTTCATTGGTGTGACCTTATGGACAAACATGAATGAAGAAGATAGCCTTACATTATATCATGTTGATAGTATGATGACTGACTATAGGACTATCAAGAACAGTGCTAGGACATTGAATGAATGGGGTAAGCCTGCAAGACTAACACCAGAAGACACAGTGGTGTTACATAACAAGAGCATGGACTATGTCAATCATGTTGTTAGCGACAACGCTGATAAAAGATACATAGTGGTAGGACATCACTGTCCTAGTTTGAAAAGTGTGCATCCTAAGTATGCCCATGACAAGATAATGAATGGTGCGTTTGCCAGTGATCTAGATGACTTTATCGCTTACCGCCCGCAGATTAAGTTATGGACACATGGACATACACATGAGCCATTTGACTACGTGATAGGTGAAACACGTGTGGTATGTAATCCACGTGGCTATAGTGGTCATGAACCGCAGGCTGATAGTTTTAGACTACAGTATATTGACCTATGAGCCTATTAGACGGAGCCAATGGTCGTAGATTTATCGTAGTCACTCCAGAAGAAGTTGGCTGGAGTGATTACATGATAGTCATAGCAGACTTCGCTTGGTGGATACAGAATGAACGGGGTATATATCGTTGGATGGAGGCGCATTTGCCCAAGGGACGCATGCATCACGAAGGCATGGTCATGATTGCTACTACAAGGCTGTGCGACCATGCTAGCAGGTAACATGGGAGCAGGTGCCACCGCTGTGACAGTAGCAGAAACAGTAGATACTGCCAAAACCGCAGGTGATGTAGTAGCATATGGAACCACTGGCAAGACACTTACTGATCATGCCTTAGATGCTGTTACAGGCAAGGATTGTAATTTAATAAATATTATAAACAAGTATCGTAAAATATGTCGAGAACGCATGCCTGATCTCAGCACCAAAGAAAAGATCCGGGCATTCCAAAAATCAAAAGGTCTAGAACCAACAGGTAGGATAGGACCTTTGACCCGAATAGCCATATGGCGCATCAAATATGAATTAGACTAAGAGAAAAACTATGGCAACAATATTTTTAGACATGGATGGTGTAGTAGCAGACTTTGATGCCTATGCTGAACCAATAGTGGGATATCGGACACCAGGTGGCAAACGCTATAATGATGAAGATTGGGCAAAGATATCAGCTGATCCTAGATTATACAGCAAACTACCCATGATGCCAGATGCTGATCGACTAGTAAAAGAAGTTTGCGAACTGGCCAAACAACACAAGATGGATGTAAAATTCCTTAGTGCTATTCCTAGATACAACAATGTGCCTTGGGTGTTCTGGGACAAGATCAAGTGGATTGAATCACGCTGGCCAAAGATTCCTGTATGGTTTGGACCTTATAGTGTAGATAAACAAGTGCATTATCAACCGGGTGATATACTAATAGATGATAGGACTAGCAACATCGAAGAATGGCGATCACGTGGTGGACAGGCTATTTTACACGAAGGTGATGTGATTGCTACCTTGTTTGAATTGCGTAGCCTAGTGAATAGTAGTGCTGGCTAGATAATTCTTGCCGCCGGCTTGACTGATAAAGAAATTAAATATCTCTTCAACTTCAGGACTGGCTTCTGTGTCTACTTCAGGTAGGCTTATACCTTTTAGGACACCGTTAGGCTTAACAACGAAAACATAATCTTCAGGACTGATATCACCTAAGACGTCTTCATCTGCGTTTAAATTGTGGTCGTTTAAATGCTCGTCTGTGATTTTTGCCATTGTCGTTCTCCTTAAAGTATTTTACGTTTGCCTTGACCTTTCTCAGTAATAGTTTAGTTATTTCATGATCCTTACCAAAAGCCTTGTAATACTGTTTTAAGTCTGGACTGTTGATCTTACTCGCACTAGTAATATTTAACTTATATTTCATTAGATACTGTCTAGCGGCGATATTTTGAGCATAAGCATCTATTTCATCGGGATCACCTAGATATTCTTGATCGGCTTTTTTGGTTGGATCTCTGTGATCACTCTTATAGGTATTCCTATGATAACGATATCTACGGCTACGGAACTGTCGTTGATGTTCGTATTCGTGTATGAGTGTTTCAACTAGATCTATAGCCATCTTATCTGCCATTTCAGCTGTGATTTCTATAGGCACAGTCTTAGGATGATTCAAGATAAAATCAATGATGAATTGTTTTTTGTGTGCTTCGTCTAAGCCAGGATCATACTCAGCACCGATGGTAAATTCATCAGGATCTAGTGCGCCCTTAGCACCAGTATAAAGTTTTACGCGAACAGGATGTTGATGTTTATTAAGATGTTTGCCTAAGATCTTGACCAATGTGCGAGGAGTGATTCTACGACCAATTAAACTGGCTGCCCACTTGCTAATATGATTATATTCAACTGTGGGATTGAGATACACTTTTAGCCTCCTAGAAGCCTAGCACCAGCATTGGTATTTAAACTGCTGTCTTCGCCTTGGTAGCTAGGAGCACCTTCAAAAGGATTTGTTTTAAGTGGACCCATACCGTTGGCCGCTAGTAGATTATTGTTATTGCCTTCTGCTAAACTGGCTTTAACACTTTCACCATACTTAGTGCTGGTATTAGCCATGTTGCGTAAGACATCAGCTACGCCTGAACCTGAAGTATCAGATCCAAACTTATGTAGATTGGTAGCAAATGCCATCGAACTACCTAGGCTGTTTGGAGGTGGACTAGTAAGATCAACTCCTGCTGTAGACCATAGGTTGCTCGCACCAGATATTGAGTTAGCGTATGCTGTTATATCAGCAACACTAAAATTACTAGTGTTAAATGCAGTAACATCTGGACCACCAGCCAAGTGTTGTGTAAAATCACGTATATTAGGTAATCCCCTATATCCATTGCCTGACCCTGTCATTGAATCTATGTCGGGTTGCAATGAGGACATAAGATTAGGTAGTGTTGGGTGTAGATTATTTGTTATAGGAGTATTGACTGTTTGTATACTGCTAAAAAAACCGGGTGCTTGGCTAGCATCACTTATAGCCCCGCCTCCCATATCTTTGAATTTAGTTGCTAATGCGCTGGCTCCATTAAATCCCGCAGTGTCAGCTGGATTAGCTAGTTTCGTATAATCACTTAGATCTTTAAGACTCTGTATACCACCAGCATTACCTACCTCAGGTGCGCTAGTTGCTCCAAATGCAGTGCTAGGTCCGCTTGATCCAATTGTAACTGCACCAATGGGCACTTCCGATGTAGACGTAGATGTTCCTCCCAAAAATGTAGGAGTATTATATAGACTACTATCAGATCCGCTATATGAAGGTAATCCACCAAATGGATCAGTGATACCAAATTGATCTGCAGATATGTTGATAGCTCTTGGGTCAGTGATACTGCCCATGACTTGATCAATCTGCCCTTTATACACAGGATTATCTAGATCATTTAGATCTACTCCGGCAGCCGCTAGTTTCGCATTAACGCCAGTGACATTAGATAATTTATTATTCTGTAGTGATTGCACCAGACCAGTAGGTGTGCCAAAGTTTTTTATGTCAATGCCATTAAACATGGATCCAGTTGATGCCATAGCTGCCCCGGCACCAGAAAAATTACCAATTTGGCTAGTAAGTCCACGTTCGACCATGCTAGACATATTAGTGATACCACTACCAAAATCTCCATAGTTAGTATTAGCCATGAAATCTGTCGCCCGGCGGACTTCAATACCATCTTTGATATGATTCTGTGCTTGGCTGAGGAATGATCCAAATGCCGCCTGATTAGGACTACCACCAAATCCCAAACTTGATTGCAGACTAGACAATGAACTGAGTGCTGTTGTGGCAGCCGAAACCTGGGCTGCTGAATATACTCCGCCTACGTTAGCAGATATTTCTTGCAATTTAGTTGCTGATGCTTTTACATTTGCGCCAATATCTAGTGCAACGTTTTGGTTGATGCCAACCATGGCTGTGATCGTAGCAGGGGTAATACCGCCAGCGGCTGTGCCAAAAGTAACTTTTTGATTCTCTGCAATTACAGAACCAGCTTGCCCAGTTACTAGATTTATGTCATGTTCAGAAGACATATTACTACCCTATGTTATAATCCCGCCTGATGTCACTGGCTCAATACCAGTAGTAGTTTTAATATAATGGTTTTCTACGTCTTTGACTGTAGGTGCATGCATCATCACATGATTTTTACTCAAGCGTATATGTTTATTTAAGTCACTGGTAAACAAACTCTGCATCAATCCTAGGCCCTGTTGGCTAGGCATGACCGTGGTTGGTTTACTAAGAATAAACGCATCATCTGTTTCTTCTACGATTTTAGCTACCAGCTCGTCACCGTTCATTATCTTGAAACTTACCACTTGATCTTTTTCGTATTTGTTAGTTACTAACACTTGATTCCCCTAGTTTGTTGAATAATTCTTCATCTGATAATCTTGCTAATCCTTGATACCCACCTTCTACAAATAACTCATCGCCTTTGTAAATCTGCGGTGCTGTGCGATGTCCTTGACCAATCAACCACTCACGTGCTTCTTGATCTTCATCAATCTTGATTTCTTAACTCCGGTAATTCATCGTAGTCAACGTTTTCACCCATGACTCCGATCACATAATTCGTTGATTCATTTTCTTGTAGGGCTGTCTGTTTCTTGCTGGTATCGCTGTGTTTATTAAACCACGGTATAGGTGTGGTCTTGGGTGCTGACGACTGATATTTGATACCAATATCTTTGAGCGCACCAACAGCGGTATAGTCTACGAACTCTTTTAGGATATTAGCATTAAGACCAATCACAGGACCTAGTTTGAACAAGTAGTCTGCCCAGGCTTTTTCTTCACGTATGACATCTTCATACATAGAATAGACTTCATCAGCACACTCTTCTTTTACTCGGGCAAAACGTGCATCTTCTTTGACTACCTGATTAATTAGCCAAGCAGTCCATTCCTTATGTAGAACTTCATCTTGTAAGATTAGTGAAATAATATTACCGTTGCCGATGAAGATCTTGTTTTCAACCATTGCTAGACTAGTAGCGAATGATACCATGAAACGGAACGCCTCGAGTCCGTAACTGGCGTTTAATGCCAACCATATAGCTTTAATATGTTCTTGTTCATCTACTTTGTTTCCTAGCTCTTTCTTGCAGTTGATACTGTGCAGAGCATCATAGTAGTTGCCAATGGTGGATGCCATACTGATAATCTCATTGGTGTCATGGATAGTGTTAAACACATCTTTAGGCACGTTGTAGATATTGCGTATGATATGGCTGTAGCTACGTGAATGAATATTAGTTTCAAAGAAACTCCAGTTATACATCAATGCTTCTAATTCTGGGATACTTACCACAGGGGTGAATACCTGTGCAGGTCCACGCCCTTGTAAACTATCTAGGGCAGTTTGTCTTAGTAAGTTGCTGGTAAAGATGTGCTTGACAGTATCGCTAGCATCTTTAAAATCATTTGAATCTTTAGTTAAACTTACTTCTTCCGGAATCCAAAAGAATCCACGAGCAGTCTGTTCTAATTTTACTAGTTTATTGTATTTGACTTCTTCAAAGCGTTGGATAGTAACTGGGCCCGCTGGGTCAAGGAACATCTTACGGTTAAGATAATCTGTGTCGTGTTTTAGATCGTATTGTGCTTTTGACATTTATAATTTACAGCTTTCGCAGTCCTCTTCTGTTGTTTCTTCTACAATTACTTCTGATTTTATTTCATCTACGGCTTTACTACCAGCTTTGTTGATTAGGCTGTAATAGAATGTTTTAATACCCCAAGCATGTGCCTGCATTAGATTACGGGCAATTAGTGTAGTTGGCACTTTGCGATCAGGAAAGTGTGCTGGATTGTAGAATGTATTTGTTGAAATACTTTGATCCACGTAAGCTGCCAACACTGCCGCGGTTTTGAGATACCCATCACAGTCCTTCTGTTCCCACATCAATTGATATCTATTCTTTAATTTATTATACTCAGGAACAACTTGGATAAAGCTACCTGCTTTTGATTCTTTAACACTGATCAAACTCATTGGCATCTCAATACCGTTAGTTGATCCAATAACTACGCTGGAACTTTCTACTGGAGCGATAGCCATCAAGGTAGCATTACGCACACCATATGATCTCATATCACTGCGTAACTGTTCCCAATCTAGTTCGCGTGTTGGTGTAAAGTCTGCTAGTTTGTTTACAGCTCGAGCACGGCGTTCCCATGGGAAGTGTCCTTTACCGTAGCGTGTGTGTTCACTGTGTAGACATGCTCCACGTTCTTTGGCCAACTCAACTGTGGCTTCTGTTAGGTAGAATGCCTGATGTTCCATCCATGTTTTAACTTCTTGTAAGGCATCTGTTTCACCATAGCGTAGATTCTTTTTAGCGTGCCAATAGGCAAGGTTAGTAACGCCAATACCTAGAGGTTGTATTTCATCATTGCTGAGTTTGCTCTGTATGCTTAAGAAGTCTTGATAGTCTAAGATGTTGCATAAGCTACGTTGTAAGATGCGGCAAGCTCGACGCATGTCTTCTGGATTACGAAAGGCACCCCAATTGATGCTGCCAAGTGTGCAAAGTGCGATACGACCTTTATCATCATCTAAACGTTTAAATGGTTTAGTAGGCAGTAAGATCTCACAGCATAAATTACTTTGATAGATCGTATGATATTCGGGATCAAACGGACCTTGATCCATTACGTTATCAATAAACACTAGATAGATACGTCCAGTATCAGTTCTCTCTTTTAATATCCCACTTTTAAAAACTTCTTCAGCTGACAGCACTTTTTTACGCAGACCACGTTGCTTTTCATACTTGACATATAGTTCTTCAAATAGTTTTGTATCTTTATAGAATGCTTCATACAAGTCGGGCACTTCGTTTGGATCAAAGAATGTGATATTTTCCTTGTTTTTAAATCTGCGCCAGAACATGGCATTTAACACCACACCATAATCCATGTGACGCACACGTGTTTCTTCTGTGCCTTGATTGTTCTTTAATACTATTAGATCGTCAAACTGGTGATGCCATATTGGATAGAATACTGTAGCTGATGCGTTACGGATACCACCTTGGCTGCATGATCTTAAATCACCGAACCATTTCTTAAGGAAGGGGATCATGCCTGTGTGCATGATTTCCCCGCCTCGTATAGGACTACCCAAAGGGCGCAAACGACCTATCTCTAATCCGATGCCTGCACGCTTGCTGGCATACTTGGCCATCATTTCTCCTGATGCGAAAATGCTGTCTAGGTCATCGTCTGATTTGATCAACACGCAGGAACTAAACTGTTTTGTGGGGGTACCTAGGCCAGCGAGCACTGGAGTGGCGAGCGTGAACAATCCGTCACTGGCGCAGGTATAGTAATCTCTAATATATTTTAAACGTTGTGTGGGATTCTCCATATGGAATACCGTTGCCGCTGCGACCATAT